ATCCGTTGGTCTAACGGTCACTCTAAGTGGGTGCAAACATCATACAACGGTACTATCCGTAAGAACTACGCAGGTATCGGCTACACATACGACCGTGTTCGTGATGCATTCATACCGCCTCAACCTTACGCAAGCTGGGTATTAAACGAAGATACTTGCCAATGGTCAGCTCCAGTAGCTATGCCTACTGACGATAAAGTATATGCATGGAATGAAGAAACACTAGCATGGGTAGAAGCTGCATAATGGCAAACTTGCTCATCAATGGAGCTACATCGGGGACTACCTCAATAGCCCCTACAGACAACGCTACGGCTACTATAACGCTACCTGCTACATCAGGTGTATTTCCTGTGCAAACAGCTACTACAGGCGCTTTATACTTGCCATCAGGCACTACTGCACAACGACCTACAGCAGCAATTGGTCAATGGCGTTACAACACAGACTTAGGTGTGCTTGAGTATTACAACGGTACTGCTTGGTATAGTATAACTAGCACTCTTCCTAATCCCACTCCTACGGTTGAATACTTAGTTGTTGCAGGTGGCGGTGGTGGTAGTGGGCAAATATCTCAAGGTGTAGGCGGCGGTGGTGCTGGTGGATTTAGAACTGCTACAGGATTTGCAGTAACATCAGGCTCTGCTATTACGGTTACAGTCGGAGCTGGTGGAGCTGGTGGTCAAGATGGTGTATCAGCAATAGTAGGCAGCAATTCAGTATTTAGTACTATTACATCTACTGGCGGTGGCGCAGGTAGAAGTGCCTATACAAGTACTATAAATGGTGGTTCAGGTGGTGGCGGAGAAGGTGGCGGCACAACTGGCGGTACAGGAACTGCTGGCCAAGGTAATAACGGTGGTACAGGCACTACATCAGGAACTGTTGTTTTAAGAGCAGGTGGTGGTGGTGGTGGTGCTGGCGCAGTTGGTGGCAATAGCTCTAGTGGAGTTGCAGGTGCTGGTGGTGCTGGTACAGCTTCTAGTATATCTGGCTCTAGTGTTACATACGCTGGTGGCGGCGGTGGTGGATGCGGAACTATCTCAGGTGCAGGTGGAGCTGGTGGCGGTGGTGCTGGTGTTACATCTGGTGTTGGTGTTGCTGGTACAGCTAATACTGGAGGTGGTGGTGGAGCTTCTTATAACAATGTAGGTGGTACAGGCGGCTCTGGTATAGTTATTATCCGTTACGCAGATACTTACGACGCAGCCACAGCAACCACAGGTTCACCAACAATCACAGTAGCTGGCGGTTACAGAATTTACAAATGGACTGGCAGCGGTTCAATTACCTTTTAAGGATTAAATATGTCAATGGTATTAGACGGAACAAATGGTAGTGGTCACCCAGTAGTCACCACTACACAGAAAAATGCTTTAACTCCAGCAGCAGGTTATGTTGTATTTGACAGCACATTAGGAAAGTTATGCGTTTACACAGGCTCTGCTTGGCAAACCATAACATCAGCATAATGGAAAAGATAATCGCTAAACTTAACGCTTTCTTAAGCCAGTTCTGCATCGTGTGTAAAGTGCCTTGCGATAAGCAAATGCACTTTATTTGTGGCTTTATCATAGCTGCTGTGTTGACACCATTCATAGGCTTCTATGCTGTAGTTGTTGTGGCTATCATTGCGCTACTTAAAGAGATATACGATGATGTGAATAAAGATACACATACTGCTGATGTATGGGATTTACTTGTAACAATCGTAGGTGGAGCTTTAGGCTATTCACTTGTTTCACTATTTTAATTAAGAGAATTTAAATGTCCGAAATCCTAGACTCAGTTGAATATGGCAAGCTCATAGCTAAAGTAGAAATGCTTGAGAAGAAGATAGACAAGATGGAGAGTGCACTTGATGAACTACTTGCCTTAGCTAACAAAGGTCGTGGTGGCTTTTGGGCTGGTATGATGATTGCATCTCTTGTAGGTGCAGTTATTTCTTATATCTCTAGGTATATTGTAGGACACTAAATGCAACTAACACCTCACTTCTCTCTTGCTGAACTTACTACAACTAATACTAAGTTAGATAATGTACCATCTAAAGAAGTAATAGAAGTCTTACGCACAACTGCTTTCTATATGGAGAAAGTGAGAGAGATACTAGGCAATGTGGCTATCACTATCAATAGTGGCTACCGCAGTCCTGATGTTAATCGTGCAGTGGGTGGTACTAGCAACTCGTCACATATTTATGGGTATGCTGTAGACTTCACAGCCTATGGTCATACTCCACTTACTATTTCTAATATTCTTGCTAAAAGTAATCTTAAATTTGACCAACTAATCTATGAAAAGACTTGGGTTCATATATCATTTGACCCTCGTATGCGTGGTAATATTCTTACACTTAAGTCCAAAGGTAAGTATGTAAAGGGGATTGTATAATGTGGTCAGTATTATTTCCAGCATTAATACCAGCATTAACAGATGGTGTCCGTGGTATCTTTGCTAAGTTTACTGGTGGCGCAGGTGGCACACCGCAGAATGTAACAGAGCGCATCCAGCTCATGCAAGCAGAGACAGGTAGACTGCAAGCACTGGCAGAGATAGACAAGCCAGTAGGTGAGCCTGACAAGTGGGTGACTAACCTACGCTCTAGCTTCAGATACCTAGCCATCATTGTTATTTGGTTGGCTACCATTGGCGCTGTGTTTACTCCTACTGTCCCGGAAGCAATTACTCTTATCATGCTTGACCTAAGTGGCGCTTGCATGTCGTTTGTAATTGGTGAGCGGATGTATCTTACCCTAAGAAAATGACAGTCCATTTGGTGTTACCTGATGTCCAGGCTAAAGACGGCAATGACTTCACTTTCCTAAAATGTCTTGGAAATTTTATTGTAGAAAAACAGCCCGACGTTATTGTGTGCATAGGTGACTTTGCAGACATGGAAAGTTTAAGCACGTATGACAGGGGAATGAAGTCGTTTGAGGGGCGTAGGTACACCAAGGATTTATTTGCAGCCAGAGACGCAATGGATGCCCTTCTTACCCCATTGTTTCGCTACAATAAGACAGCAAAGCACAACAAACACAAGCAATATAAACCTAGGATGGTTCTCACTCTAGGCAATCACGAAAATAGAATCAATAGAGCTATCAATGAGGATAGCAAACTTGAAGGACTAATGTCTACAGATGACTTACCGTATCAAGACTGGGAAGTTATACCATTTCTCGATGTCGTCGTTATTGATGGTGTTGCTTATAGTCACTACTTTACTTCTGGCGCTATGGGCAGGCCTATCTGCTCTGCTCAAGCTCTGCTTACGAAGAAGCACATGAGTTGCTTTGCTGGACACCAACAAGGCAGACAAATTGCTTACGGCAAACGAGCAGATGGAACTGAGATGACGGCTATAATATGTGGCTCTTGTCTTTCCCCGCATCATAAAGTATTGACTGCTGATTTAAAATATGTTGAATTAAGAGATGTAAAGGTTGGCGATACTCTCGTTAGCTTTGATGAGCATCTTGGAATGTCTAGCAAGCGTGGGCGCAGATTTAAAACTGGCACAGTATTAAATACAAGGATAAGTTCTGGAGAATTGTTTGACGTAACGTTAAGTAATGGAAAAGTTTTTAGGACAACTAAAGACCACAAGTGGTTAACTAAAAATTGCATGGGCGTTACTAAATGGCAAGAGACTCAGAACTTAACTATTGATGGGGTAAAAGGTTATGGGACAAAAGTTTCTAGGGTAATGCCTGAATGGGAAACTTTAAATACTAGACAGGTTGGATGGTTAGCTGGGATGTATGATGGTGAAGGTAGTCTATACGCCAGAAAAACAACTGGTGGTAACTGTACTCAATTAGCTATATCGCAATGCCCAGTTCATAATCCTGATACAGTTAAAGAGTTAATTAATGCTCATGCTGCACTTGGTTTTGAATTAGGAAGCGCCAGCGCAAATGGAAGAAATTGTAGGCAATGGAGAATTACAAATGGTCAAGCTCAAGTTGCAAAGTTTCTAGGCTCTGTTAGACCTCAAAGATTATTGTCAAAATTTTCTCCTGAATTATTGGGAACTTTAACAACTCAATACAATGAGCCTTTGGATTCAATCGTTAGCATTGAAAGTGTTGGTATTGGTGAATATGTTGAAATAGAAATTGATGCAGCAACTATGGTTGTTGAAGGTTATCCACATCACAATTGCTACGAGCATGATGAGGATTATCTAGGCGCTCAAGGCAATCAGCATTACCGTGGCTTCTATGTATTACATGAAGTTAAAGACGGTAGCTTTGATGAAATGGCTGTTTCCATTCGCTTCCTTAAAGAAAGGTATAACTACTGATGGCCTACGCACAAGATGATGAGTCAATTGTTGACGTTTGCAATAGACTGCTTGGCTCAGAGATAGAGGAAATAGAAGTTGATGCTGATGAGCAAACTGTTTACATACACACCAGCACCGGGATGATTAAGATTAACGGTGAAGACTTATCTATGTGGGTAGAGTGCGAACGATACGCAAGCTAAGGTAACTCACCGCCATTAATATCTATATGGCCTTCATCCCAGTTCAATGGGCAACCAGTCCAGCCACACTCTTTTGTTGATGCAAGGCTCTTGCCACACACATCACAGATAGGGTCTTTGTTCTTCTTGCCCCATATCAAATCGTAGTTATCTTCGTATTGCTTGTTATTCTTGCGTGATAGGATTGCATCACCAGTAATTTCATTCGTTGTTGTTACCATAATAACTCCTACAATTCATGGTTTTCTCTATTGTTTGTCTTTAATATTAAGCAGACTATTACATACAAGCAATCTTGCTTTGTACAGATTAAGGACTATATCATGGCTTGGACTAAACCAGTAGCACACGAAATCAGATTAGGATTTGAAGTAACTCTCTATGTTATGACTCGATAGTAACATATTTGTTATATAGGATGGCGACTGCTAACCCGGTTGCCATTCCTAAAGCAAACGCTTCTTTGTAGCACAATATGTATTCAAGTGTATACATGTCAAATCCTAGTAACAAAAAGTTCCAACATCAGTTGTTATACATTTAAGTATTTTCCCATCTGGCATTTTAACTGGTTCGTAGATGTCTGTGCCATTCATCAATGACAATACTAATAATAAATTAATCATACAGCCTTCCCTATGTAGGTAGCTTTGCTGTCTTTGAACTGAAAAGTAATTTCACATTCTTGCCCTTTAGCTGATGGGTACAGTAGCGTATAAAAGCCATAGCCCATACCCAAAATACCTGCAAGTAGTAACGTTGCTACAACGACTGTCGAACGGTCTAGGCTTCTGTCGCAGTTGCAGTCACGGCCTTGGTTGCACTCTTGATTACACGGCATAATGTAGTTCCTTAATTAGTTGTAGGTAATGTATCGCCTTGTCAATGTCTTGCACTCCATTCTTACTAGCATGTCGGCACACATACTTAATTACGTTGCCTTCTAGGAACGGTATATTATTCTTAACGATGAATGTGACTGGCTGTATTGCCATGTCCTTGTAGTGACTTCCACCTTCTTGCGTGTCTAGTGCGCTCATATTAAATCATCCCGGATGGAATCATGTTATACATACCGAATGTGCTGGGTATGCCACGGTGTTCAGGCTTACGCTTCTCTTGTTTAAACAACTCAGGCCTTGACTCAAACATGGCGCTTATCTTTCTCAAGTTTGGATTGGCAGCAATCATGTCATCGTATGGGCCTTTCTCATTTACTTCATAATGGGTGCGCTTGTCTTTGCGAAGTTTAGAGAAGTAACCCGGTGGATATATTTTCTCCAGCTCCTCGACTGTCTTTGGAATAAAGGGAATACTTGTATGCTCGTAATGGTTCAGCCTACCTTGACCCTTCTTGGTAATCTTTGGGGTGATGGCTAGGTGGCCATCTTTAACCAGCGTTGCTAATACATAATAGGCTAGGTCTCTTGATAAGCCGGAGCGCTTCATTACTTCTTTAGCTGAGATACTTCCGCTACCAACTACATCCATTACAAGTTTAAATCTAAGCTGGGTATCTAAATTCTTTTTGATTACTGGTCTCATCGTGTTCTCCGTAGTAGTTGGGTACTAGGTATATACTTTCTATATACTTTTCCCCATTATTTAATTGTTAAAACGGTATATGCTAGAACGGTATATTACTTTCTATCTCATCAATAGGTTGCTTCTGATAGCCGTTAGCTTTAGCGCCTTCTTTAGCGATTGATACTACTGGCTCCGGTTCTGCTAGTTGACACCAGCCATCCCAGCCCATAGGGAACAATTCAATCTTTGCTGCTAGGCCACCAGTCTTGGTCTCCATTACAACGCCAACCTTTGTCCAGCGTGTTTTCTTTTCGCCATTCTTGTCTTCGTATTCGCCATTCTTTGCTACTAAGTTGTATTTAACTGCCATTTTTATTTCCTTTTAATCGTTGAATTGTTGTTTCTACTTCGTCGTTGAACTCTACTGCCTTGCTTTCAACCTCTTTAATATATTCATCATCCCGGTAAACGCGTTTGATGAACAATTGTAAATCCAATGGGAACTCCGGGCAGTATGATACAAAGTCTACCCACTTGGCCCCACTGCATGCCATTTGAAACTGCATCTGTGGCATGTATTTTGTTGGCGCTCTGTCTTCTAGCATTGTCTTAGCGTGTGTCGTAGCTTTTGGGCATTTGATTTCAATCAACCCTAGCTCGTCATCTTCTTCTACTACGCCATCAGGACTAGCTCCACAGAATGGTAACGTTGGATGTTGCATGAACGCCTCTTGCCTAACAAACACATTCTTCTCTACTTCATACCAGGCGCGAGCATAAGGTTCTAGCTCGATACCGTTGGCCATGTATTGATTGGTGTAGCCTTCTTCACGCTTGCCATTTAAACGCTCACAGACGAGTTGCATCCTGTAATCTGCACGACTAGCTGCCTCACCAGTTTTAATCGTTGCCATGACGTCTGCAATGCGACTGGCGGTGATTTTACCAAGACGTAGTGCATGCCATTCAGGTGACCCTTGAATTATCTCAGTCATTTTTTATCCTTCCGTAATACATGTATCGCAAGTAACCACTTATCGCCCATCGCTTCTTTGCAAGTAGCAACCTTCTTAGCAAGTGACTCTGCTTGAGATGGATTGGGTGGCGTCAGACCGTATAATGAATTGATAATCATATTATTCTCCGAGTCTGTATTGTGCGACGCGGCATGATTCACCAAACTGGTTAGAAACCTTAACAAGTTCAACCTCAATTTTATGCCCCCTTTGCTTTAGCACATGAATACATGCTGACAGTCTGTAAATACCTAGCTCAGTCCACGCTTGTAATGGCGTGATAGATGGCCTGGTGTTTAGGTAATTCTCTAGGCGCTCTGCTTGGCTCATGCTTTGCTCCCAAGTTTAGCTTTCATGCTGTCTTTGGTTGCAATCACAACGGCTTGTGCCTCTTTGTTCTTACCGCATGCTGACAATGATGCTGTGAAATACTCTTGCAACTCACTCATGGTTGTAGCTGTTTTAATCTTGTCGACTAATGGTGTGGCGTCAAACTCTACTTGCGGTAGGTCTTCGCCAGCAAAGATGTATAAGCCAATACCAAAGCAAGCAATACATTTAGCTAAGCATCGCATTGTGGCGTCACTAATCTTACGTGCATCCGGGTTCACAATGGCAGCATTGCGATTATCCATGACTGGCAATTGCATACGCATAGTCTTGCCAAGCGCTGTTACATTGCAGAACACCATCATCGTGTCGTTGTAGACGCGTGGCTCAGGGAACTCCCATACAGCCATTGGGTCTTGCAATAGTAGCTGGTCTACAGCCCATGTCCATGATAGATAGGTAAGCTGGCCTTTCTTTTCTGTGTATTTATTAACATCAATCTCGCGTAATACTTTGTATGTTGCAGTCGTTTCCATATCGTTCTCCTGTTGTTGTCTTAATTCATCCATTACTGTTTGTTGAAATTGTTGCTCTGACATTAGTTATCCCCCAATGCTTCATGGAATACCCAATTTGCATGCTTGTTTGACTTGTAATTATCCTCAACAAACCTAGCAAATCGGTTTATCTCAGCATCGTATAAGTCTCTGATACGGCCCAGCTTGTCATCGTTAGGGTCATAGATAATCTTCCTGACCTTATCTGATAGCAAGTCTGTCTCGTCGATGTAGTCTGATAGCTTGTCAGCCTCAAACTGTAAGAAGTATTCCACTAAATCTCGGATAAAGAACGGGTCATCTTCATGCTCCGTATAATCATCCTCTATCCAATCACCAAATACACCCATGATAGTTTCCTCGTAGTCATGCCAAAGTCGGCATGGATGTAACAATAGATAGCTTTGATATATCTGTCAACAAGTATTTACTTATCAATAGTTAAATATCCATAAGTAAAACTTATCATTAAGTTTAATTCCACACAATATAATGATTGTTATCACTTGACGGTGAATAACTAGTAAGCCTTAGTCAACACTCTGCTGGTACTAGCCAGTCCGTCAACATCCCTAAAAAGATGAGAGTGTTGTCTAGGGCTTTTTTATGGAGTAAAGAAATGGCCGAGAGAAGAATGTTTGCAAAAACAATTATAGATAGTGATGCTTTCTTAGACATGCCGCTATCGACACAAGCATTATACTTCCATTTATCAATGCGCGCTGATGATGATGGATTTATTAACAATACAAAGAAAGTCCAGCGCATGCTAGGCTGCTCAGATGATGACATGAAGATACTGCTATCTAAGAACTTCGTCATACCATTTGACACTGGCGTGTGCGTTATCAAGCATTGGAAGATTCATAATCTAATTCAAAAAGACCGTTATAAACCAACGATTTACGGTGAACACAAAGAACAATTGTCATTGAAAGACAACAATGTTTACACTTTGGATACAGTATGTATACAAGATGTATCCAGTTTGGAACCACAGGTTAGTATAGGTAAGGCTAGTTTAGTTAAGGCTAGTAAATCTATCCGTACTGAAGAACTAGATAATTACTTTGAAGACTTTTGGTATAAATATCCAAAGAAAGTAGGCAAGGATGCAGCGCTCAAGGCATGGAAAAAAGCTAAGCCTGATATATTGCTAGTGATTGATGCACTCAATTGGCAAAGAGAAACAAAACAATGGCAGCAAGAGGATGGCAAATACATTCCTAATCCTGCTACATACTTAAACCAAGGCCGCTGGATGGATGAAGCACCTGCAATAGAGGAGCCATTCTAATGATTGATACAGACAAACTAGCTTTTAAAGAAATGTTATGCGCGGTGTTTACTATTTATGGCAAGCCGTTACCTGAGAAAGAAGTGTTGCGTGTTTGGTGGCATAAGCTGGAACGCTATGATTTTCAACAAGTAGGCCGCGCCTTTGACCATTGGACAGACTCGCCTAACAAACTGCCACAGCCTGCTGATATTATCCAGCTATGCAAGCCACGCGAGGCTGAGTATCACGCCTTGCCTGCGCCAGTAAGCTATGCCGAGAACAAAGAGAATGTGGATAAGCTGAATAAGTTTATTGCAGATAAGCTAAAGCCAAAGACAAACTATCGTTCATGGGTCACTCGCATATTAGACAATCCGCAGAACTTTCCAGAGTCATCAGTGCAAGCAGCGCGTGAGGTAAGCCTTAGTGCGATGGTATAGCTGGGGCAAGTATGCAATAGTAAACTTTAGCCCGGCTAGGATGGATGACGCAACCGTGGCTAGAAGTAAAGGTGGCTATGCAATATCAAAGGCCATCTCGCAAGGTGCCACTATTTACTCAGTTTGGTTGCTGCCCTCGATTCACTTAGGCAATTATAAAAATGTGGATGAAGCGAAAGAGAAAGTTAGCCAGCATTTGAATGAAAGCAAGCAATAAAAATTATCCCGCGCCCTTCGCCTATATTTCACTTTTCAGAAAAATGGCAAAAAATGGCAGGAAAGTTTAGAAAATTCTAAAAAACTAAACTATCAGTTAAGAATGGCGGCAAAAAATAAACCGGCAGGCATTTAACGCAAAGCGTTATAAAACTCGCCTTTATATCGTGCAGTATAAACGTTTTAAATTGTCGGCTGATACTAAGTGTTAAGTTAAGCAATAAAACGCGCCTATGGGCTTAAAAATGGCCTTGCCGAGTGTTTCATGTGATAATTAGCCAGTGCGTAAACAATAGACAACAAAAAAGCCCATATTCCAGGGCTTAATTGTATGTTTTAAGTTTAATTAGCAAGTTCAGCCATAATTGATTGAGTTAAGCGGGCTTCGTAATTAAATTGCTGCCTGGTGCACTCGCTAAAATCTATTTGCATTTGATTCTGTATGTTTAAGGCGCTATTTAAATCTATGTTTAATAGTTCTGCTATCCACCTGGTATAGATATTCATAATTAAGCCCTTAAAATATAATAATTAGATTGATATGCCAGGCCTTCAATACATAATTTGAAATAAACGTCATAAGTAGATTTAACTTTAAATCCATTGCATTTCAATTTAGCTTGCTTACTAAATTTTTTAATGGCTGTCTTATATGTAATAGTTTTCATATTAAGCCGCCTTAAATTCATAAGTCATAAATTGAGCCTTTTCAACGCTTAATAAAACGCTGAAGCCATTATCGTTTACGCAAATATCGCTGGCAGGCGGGAAGTTTAACCAGCTGCCGCCTTCAAATTGTATGGCATTAGATTGACGTTTGATGATTTTGCGTGGCTTATTAATCAATGGGCCATCAGGGAACCAGTCATGGCGAGTCATGGTTAAAATGGCGCCTTCAGTCAACGCGCGTTTAATATCTGCAAATGTTTTCATAATAGTGACCTTTCAATAGTGTTTAGATAGTATGGCTTAAAGCAAGCCCATAAACCCACGCGCTGGCATGGGCTTATAAAATGCTTTAAAAGTTAACTTCACCGGTTAAAGTCCTGCCAGCATATTTTGCGCATAGTGCATCAATGCCAGCATTGTCCAAATATTCAGAATCGCCAGTCTCACGATTATAAATTGCGACGTCGCCGCCTGAAGTGAAATCTAAACATTCTTCACCATCTAAGCCAAAAAAGGCCATTTCATATAAAAAATAGTCTGAATCGCACTTAAACAGTTTTGCATCAGTGTAACCGCCTCGAACGTCGGCACCGCCATGCACTTGTAATAAAACATAGCAATCAATTCCATTTTTTAAAAAGGTGCCTTGCAATACCTGGCTTAAATTAGAATCCCAATTATAAGTATTGAATGAATCGCGATGCTTGTCGACTTCAAAACCGTGATTATCTAGCCATTTGCATTGATTATCGCTAGTGCCATAATAGTCACCATCCCAGTTCTCGCATTTTAATTTATTAAAGCGCTGGCAATAATTATCAAGTTCTAGCGTTTTGGTTAAGTGGTGAAATACTGAAAAGGTAACGTCCAAATAACTATCGAACGTGATTGAAACGGCAGGCTCAGCTTTAAAATCATTTAGTGACTTGATAGCATTGCGTTGCCACATTCTGCCATTGTCACCGCCTGAGTCCATACAGTTTATGCCGGTGTTGGTTTTAAGCATTGAGTAGATAAGGTTGTCGATTTTCATAATAGTGGCCTTTATAGTGTTGAAATAATAATAAGTAGAATAATGGTTAAAATAAACCCGGCAGCAGCTAGATAATCAATGAATGTTATAGGGCTGGCTGGCTTATGGTTCTTATAATCGCGCATAATCATATCAATAATTCCATGCTTTAGCGCCAGCCATAATGGCAGCTTGTTTTGCGCTTTTCTTATCATTGTATTTATTGATGCTTAAATCGCGGCCTTGTGATAGGTCTGAATTGTCGCGGATGGTTAAAATAAAACCGTATGACGTTTTTGTAATGAATGAAAACATAATAGTAGCCTTTCAAATAGTGTTTATATAGTGCGCGGTGACTTGCGTGGAGTGAATAATAAAGCATTAGATTAGCTTGTCAATAGATATCTACGATTAAAGTTTAAATGATATACTGGCCATTCATAAGCAAAACTTATTAATCATGTTCAATCTACCAGCTAAGCCAAGCATTGAGTTAAAAGAGAAAAAGCCAGATGCCCGGTCTTATGCCGTGTTACCAATACGCGCAATAAACGATAAAAGGCTAACACGTGGCGATTTAATTAATCTAATGCTTATATGCTCTTATTGCAGTGCTGGCGGCTACACATTTGCAGCTCTATCTACAATGGCGGCATATCGTGGCATTAAAGCGCCAACATTATGTGTTGGATTAAAACGTTTAACTAAGTATGGCTATGTTGAAACAATAAGAAAAGGCTACAGTGGATTACGTGGCAGTCTTAAGCGCGTCATATTCGATGCCAGCTTAACAATAGATGATGCGATAAGTATAAGCAATACACCAATACAACAACCAACCAGCGAGAATATACACATGGTAAAGCAAGCAAGAAAAGCAAAGGTATTAGATAGTATTAAGGCTAATGATACAGCGATAAGTTTTAATGATGCGATGCTAGTTGTTTCACAGTCTCTCAAAACTGATTCTGACTTACTCACTCTCGAGCGCTTAGTTTATCAAGGCATTACACTAGACCAGCTTAAGGCAGCCTATAACATAGTGTAGCAATTACAAGGCCTAGTCAGGCATGCCCATAATCAGCAGGAATAATCATACTGGGTATGGTGCGATTCTGTCTGAGTGAGCGCTGGTAGAAGGCATACCCTTGCCCCCCCGGCCCCTCGCCTAGCGGTAGGGGTGTATGACTGAATTTTTCCTAGGTTTTTTATAAACACATGTCGATATAGTTTGTATTTATAGACACGTTATGCTGATATGTTGATGTGGTGTGCATGATGCGTTTGGTATAGACGAGCAAAGGGAGACGTAGAGTTCTCGTGGTCTCGAGTAACGCTTCCCCTATTCGTATATCACAGACTGTTAGCTAGTCTGGTAGGAAATCAGGCAGTGTACTTTTACATGCTTACCAATATATCCTACACCCAAATCTTCTCTTCCGAGCTTTTTACCTTCTACTCCGCCTTCGTTGCGTGTAGTTGGTTGGGTTGTTTATTTCATGCCATTGAAGGGTCGTCTCCGTACCCCGAATAGATTTTCACTAACGCCAATCAGTTACGTCTTTATTACTTTTGCCAACATTACATGTTTCGCATAAAACTTGCAAGTTATTTATATCTAATTCTAGTTGTGGATATTTAGACCTCGGTTTAATATGGTCAACATGTAATATCACCTTGTCAGCACCACAACATTGACATACTTTCCCATATTTTACAAGTGTTTTATATCTCAGTTCTGCCCATTCTCTTGTTCTATAGAAATCAACACCTTTCATTCCAGCTATATACGGCAACCATGTCTTATATTGCTTGGTATGCTTAGCTTTTATTTTGGCTAATTCTTTCTGCAAAACTTCTTGAACAGCCTTGTCACTAAGTAACATTTTAGATAATGTCTTTTTAGCAGCAATAGCTTTCTTTGCCCTACTCTTTTTGTTTACTTTGCCATATATTGATGGCTCATAGTTTCTAGTTAATGCCATAAAAAAAGCCTATTAGTTGTGATGCTGTCTCGCCCCTTGAGAATCCCCAAAGGCAACACCACAATTAATAAGCTTTTATCTGGTGAGAGCAGATAAATTATTATACTACAGCCACCCTATTGTGCAAGACATTTATTATGCTATACTCAGATATGAATGAGATATATAAAGGGTTGACAAATGGATTTAGTATTGATTGGCACTAGCGCAATTATGTTAGTGATGTTTATTCTGTATTACGTTAAGACTGCTTTTAGCGAAATAGAGAGATTAGAGAAAGAGAACGATTTAGAGGACATAGATTATGGCTGCTAGTGATTACAATAACTTCTTAGTAAGGCTGACACCTAAAAGCAGAGCATTGCTTGATATTGCCAGCAAAGAATTAGAGATGCCTAGGGCGCACATTATTAATAACGCCTTAAAGTCTTATTTGAATAAATACAATGATGGTAGTTTAAACGAGCGTATAAACAGGTTGGCTAAATGATATTGACCCTGCCGTACCCACCATCGGTTAATACTTACTGGAGAGCAAATGGCAAACGACGATTCTTATCAAAAGCTGGTGTGGAGTTTAAACAAGCTGTTCAGGAGTATGTTATTGATAATTCAATTCCTAAGTTTGGCAGTGTTCGCCTTCGCATGGATGTGGTTATTCGCCCTCGTAGTCGTCGCATATTCGATATTGACAATCTTCTCAAAGCTATCCTCGACTCGTTGATGGATGCTGGTGTCTATGACGATGACAGTCAGGTAGATGATTTGCGCATAACGCGTGGTGACCCATGTAAAGATGGTGCTTGTATTGTAGTAATAGAGGAAATAAATGGCTGAGACAGAAGATACGCGTAAGATTAAACGCATACCGTCATTAAAGAACTACGGTGGTGTGCGAACTATACAGAAAACATTGGAACGCTCTGCAACGCTAGAGGCTAATCGTGAGGCCGTCGCCTATGCACTGTTAACTATGGCTAACACAAACCTTACTGACATAATGAGTTGGGATGAAAATGGGAACATTAAAGTTAAGGCGTCGAAGGACATTCCGGAGCATGCGCTACAGGCGATTAAAAGTATTAAATCGAACACTCGATATGACAAGGACGGTAACGCTACGACGACATTGGATATTGAGCTATTCGATAAAATCGGTGTACTCAGGTTATTGGCGAAAGCATCTGGCCTCCTTGACCAAGCCCAAGAAAGTGATAAGCCTTCGGTCATTGGCGTAAACATTGTTGCTCCAGACCCTATAGACGCAGAGGTAGTAGATGGCGAAAACTAAAGAACAAAGCGGTAAACAGGTTTCCTTTGATGGCTT